GACATAAAATAAAATAAATGTGAACCTATTTTACCCTTACTATCTATATGAGGTGATACATCTAGTCCACCTCTTGTTCTATGAAAATCAAATCTAATTTTAAAATCTGTGCAATCTAATGCTTTTTTAATAAATGATTTATATTCACTACTTTGAATAATGGTCATTAAAAAGTTTTGCCATACAGGTGGTAATTTATTGGCATTTAACAAATAGTCATCAAAATATTTACTACCTTGTGTTTCACCTATACAAAAGAATCTACGACAATGTGGTCGTTGACCATGAGGTCTCTTTTCAGGAAATTCATCTTTAAATAAATCATCACTAGGAAAATGTTTTAATAATCCTCTGTAATGTTTAGGCTCAATGAAGTCTACAAAATTTGCATGTGGGCAAAAATCTGTATTATACATATTGTATTGTCCTTCGGCAGGTATTGTAATCATTTTTTAGTTCCTATACCTCTAACACCACGCTTACATTTGATACAGGGTGAACCTTCAATCCAATCAGCATTATTTATTCTTTTCTTAAAATCTTGATATTTTTCATCTGCATAATTTTTAAACAAGTTTGGCTCTTCTTTTAAATCACCTACAATCCAATCTCTATGTAATTCAGGTGCCAACATATCGCAACACGCTGTCATACTACCATCATATTCTATATAAACACCTTTGTCCATACTTGTACATGGTTCAGTTCTTTTATAATTAAAATCTAAAACTGTACCTGCTCTATTCATGCCATTTTTCCAATAGTTTCTTGCATGTATTGTAGATTTAATTTCAGGTAATCTATATCTTATCCAGTCTTTATCTTTATAATCATCAGGATTAATATCTTTTACTTTTATCTTTTTACATATTTGATTTATTCTTTTGAACACACCCATTTCATCATATTCTTCTACACCATTTTTTAGATATGCCTGTATAGCAATATGGTCTACATAAGATTCTAAAAGTTCATCTATGTATTGTCTATCTAAATAATCTGCATTTGTATTAATACTAATTTCTGCTTTAGGTAAATAATAATTGATTAATCGACATCTTCTTAATATATCTTCTTTGTGTGATAGTGGTTCATGATATCTAGAAATATCTATACGACCATCAAAATCAATTTCTTTTAATTGTTCTAGAATACTTTGAAACATTATGTCATCCATAAATATAGTTTTCTTTTTATCTTTTCTATCAACATCATCTCTAGATAGAGGGCAAAAATTACAGGTACGATTACAATAGTTGTGAGTGCCTATTTCAATAGATGTTATATTATCTTTAAATAGTTGTTGTTCTTTGTTCATTTAGAAACTTGCCCTGGCCATTGACCTCTAGGTAAAAATGTATGTGTTACAATAGCATCCTTTTGTTCTCTACATGTAACAATATATGATTCTATAAAATCATAATTATTTTCTTGTGCCCAAATAACTCTTTTATTTCCTGTATGCACACCATAACCTTCTACAAAATCACCTTCTAAATTTTTTCTAGGCCATCTTTTAGATTTCATGGGTTCCCAATAATTATCTACATGCACTAGTATTACAGGCCACATCATACCTACTGATTCAATACTTTCTGTAAAGGGCACCATCTTTTTATTAATCCATTTTCTAGGTGCTGTGATAAGTATATCTTTCACAGGAAACATTTCTGTTTTTAGTTTAGGTCCCTCTTGAAAGACATGTTGAGGCACTACATTATTTGCCTTTAGTACTTTCATAACCACATCTCGCAATATAATAAGCATCCACAATGTCTGTTATAGGATTAGATAGTGTTTGCATATCAAATGTTTTCATTAAATCTGTTTTTGTATCTTTACAAAATTGTTCATACATTAATTCTTTGTTTGCATTACCTTTATCTGTTGCAAATTTCTTAACAATACTAGGCACAACAGTTTCATATTTTAATTTTTTTGAAAGTAAAACATGTTTTAATATACCACAGTTTTCTGCAATTTGAAATATTGCCTGACCTTTACTGCCGTAAGAATATCCTTCTATATGTACAGTTTGTTCACCATCAAATAAATTCATATCACCAAAACTTCGTAATGATTTTATTGCCCAATTAGAAAGATTATTAAATCTAACAATGGGGTCAATCCATTCTTTGTATTCACTACCTATTATGTTTTTGCCAAAATTACCAATATATTTTTTCTTAGATGATACATAATAAAATTTACAATTTTCAAATGATAGGTCACCGGTTGCAATACAGATTGCTGGTGAATTTAAACTGTAATCAATTCCAATCGCTTTTATCTTCTTCATCTATAAATGCCTCATCTTCTAGTTCATGTCCACAGAATGGACAAGTTAAAGGTGCTGATGAATGTTCTACATCCCACCTTACCTCATACGGCGTATCACAATTATCACATTCTATAGTCAAGTATTGATATTCAATCATAATTTAAAATTACTAAATGTATCCTTTTCTACATCTTGTTTAATGCCACCAATAACATAACTTTCAATTTCTGTTTCTTGTGGTGCATTTTGTAATGACTTAGAGTTTAACCAATGACTTACCCATGGTAGTGGATTAGTTTTTTGGTCATACTTAGGTTCTAAACCTATTGTTCTCATTCTTCTGTTTGCCATGTGTTCTACAAATCTATGTAAAAGTTTTTCAGACAATCCTATCATAGAACCTTTTGTCAATAAGTATGTTGCCCAATTCTTTTCTTCTTGAACAGCTTCATCATACATGTCATAGACTTGTTGTTCAGTATCTTTAATTACTTGTAACATAACTTTATCGTTTTCATGTTCACGATAATTATTAATAATTTTTTGTGAGATAGCTAAATGTTGTGATTCATCTCTTGCAATAAAAGATATAATCTTAGCAGAACCTTCTAATTGTTTTAGTTCGCCAAATGCAAAACTACATGCGAATGATACATAGAATCTTAGACCTTCTAATATGTTTACTGTGCATAATGCGAGCCATAATTTCTTTTTAAGTTCATATTCATTTACATCTTGACCCATGATTTTTTTATAACCTATTTCAATTAAGTCATCATATGCTTTTGTAACTGACTTTGCTCTTTGTTCTATCTTTTCATCTTCTATTATAGTATCAAATACTTCATTAGGATTAGGATATAAATTCTTTATAATATATGTGTAAGACCTAGAGTGTATAGTCTCCATAAAATCCCATGTTAAAATACATGATTCTAATTCAGGTAAACTACAGAAAGGTAAAAATGCAAGTGCTGGTCCACGACCTTGTACACTATCTAACATAGTTTGGTATTTTAGATTAGATGTAAATATAAACTTATGTTCTTCTCTTAGATTTTGATAATCGTTTCTATCTTTTTGTAAAGATACTTCTTCAGGTCTCCAGAAGAAACCTAATTGTTGTTGTGTAAGTTTATCAAATATAGGATACTTAAATGTATCGTATCTTTGTACTGCTAAATCTTTACCAAAAAACATTGGTTGTTTTGTAAAGTCTAATCCTTTTTCTTTGTTAAAAACACTTTTCATATTGTGCATGATTCACACTCCTCTTCTTCTATTAGTTCTTCTTCCTTGTATGTTGAATCATCCTCTAGTACATCAGGTTTATCATCTTCATCTGTCTTACCATCATATGTGTTTTGATAGTAAGAAGTTTTCCAACCCAATTTATAAGTCGTAAGAAGGTCTTGTGCCATTACTGATAATGGTACTTGATTCTCCTCATAGTCTTCTGGATTGTATGACCAGTTGCCTGATATTGCCTGGTCAAAGTACTTCTGCATTACTGCAACGATATTTATATATCCGGTGTTTCCACCCATACTCCATAGTAAAGTGTATTTACTTTTCAATGATAAGTATTGTGGCACTACTTGTTTAAGAGGTCCTTGTTTAGACTTCTTAACAGATAAAAAGTCTCTAGGTGGTTCTATGCCGTTAGTTGCATTAGAAACCACACTAGAGGATTCTGATGGCATTTGAGCTGATAGAGTGCTATGTCGGAGACCATGCTCAGTTATATCTTTCCTTAATGATTCCCAATCACAAGATAGTTTACGATTTACAATCTCATCTACCTCTTTTTTGTAAGTATCAATAGGTAAGACGCCATCAGAATATTTTGTTCTGTCATAATATTCACATTTACCTTTTTCTTTTGCAAGATTATTACTTGCTTTCAATAGATAATATTGAAAGTGTTCTGTTAATTCATCTACGGCATCCCATGCCCCTTGTTCATCATATTTGTATCCTATTTTTGCTAGATAATGTGCAAGACCAATATATCCAATACCTAGACTTCTTCTAGATTTTGTAGATATTTCAGCTGCCTTTACAGGGTATCCTTGATGGTCAATTATCTCATCTAAAGCTCGCACAGACAAGTCGCATAGAGTGTCTAGGTCATCAAAATAGACTAGTTTACCTACATTGATAGCACTTAGTATACAAAGAGCGATTTCCCCCTCACCATCAATGTGTTGTAGTGGGTCTGTAGGCAATGTAATCTCTTGACATAAGTTAGACATTCTGACTAAATCTTTGAATGATGAGTGAGTATTACAATGGTCGATATTCATAATATAGATACGACCTGTTTCTGCCCTTTCTTTTAACATAGACATAAACAATTCTTGTGCATTTACTTTTTCTTTATATACTGAGGTTTTTCTTTCTGCAGCCAGATACACTTCATCAAATTTTTCTGTACCCCAATTCTCATATAGTTCAGGCACTTCATGAGGTGAGAATAAAGTTATGTCTTCATTCTTAATAAATCTTTCATAGAACAATTTAGATAGTTGTATTGAGTAGTCTAATTTTCTAACTCTGTTGTCATCACTACCTTTGTTGTTTTTTAAAACTAGTATGTCTTTTATTTCTTGGTGCCATATTGGGAAATGTACAGTTGCACTACCACCTCTTACACCATTTTGTGTACAACATTTTACAGTTGCCTCAAATTTTTTCAAGAAAGGAATAACACCAGTATGTTGTACTTCACCACCTCTGATTCTAGAATTGATACCTCTGATACGACCTGCATTGATACCGATACCTGCTCTTTGAGCAACATATCTGCCTATCGCCATGTCTGAAGTAAAAATAGATGGTAATGTATCATCACTATCTACTAACACACATGAAGCATATTGTTTAAGTGGCGTTCTTACACCTGCCATAACTGGTGTAGGAATATTAATTAGATGTTTACTAATTGCACGATAATATTTTTTGATATATGTAAGTCTTGTTTCTTTTGGGTACTTGTGAAATACAGTAGCTGCAATTAACATATACATAAATTGTGGTGTCTCATATACTTCACCTGTACTTCTATCTTGTACTAAGTATTTGTCAATGACTTGTCTTAGACCTGCATATGTAAATTCATAATCTCTTTCATGCACAATCCATTGTTCCATTCTATCCCAATCTCTTTTATCATACCACTTGTCTAAGTCTTTATCATAAACACCTAACTTGATACCCTTTTGTACTTGTTCGTATATGTGTGGGTGGTCCCAAAGTTTTCTGTTTAATGATTTTCTCAGACCGAATAAAAGTAGTCTTGCGGCCACATATTGATAGTTTGGTTTTTCTAATGAGATTAAATCTGCGGCTGACTTAATTAGTATTTGTTGAATCTCTTGTGTTGAAATGCCATCGTGAAATTGTAATCCACTATTCATCTCTACTTCTGAAGCCGATACTCCGGTTATGTCTTCACATGCATGTTCAACCATCTCATGTATTTTCTCAATGTCAAGAGGAACTTTACCACGCCCATTTCTCTTGATTACATATATATTATGTTCTGTCATATTAGCACTCTCTTATAAAAATCAAGTTTAGCCGTTGCAGCCAAACCGTTAAATGTATTGTTAAGGATGATATCAGATATCTGTTCAGAAGTCAAGCCTGAAAGAATCATATCATTAATATCTTTTTCTTTTAAGTCATCAGGCCAAATAACTATACTGTAACCTTTGTCGATTACACTATACATTTGTTTGATGATTTCCCGATTTCTCGGTTCGTTATCATATATATAAGTTATTTGCTCTTCAGATAGAGATTTTTTTATATTTTTTAAGTCTGCACCAGCAGCCGCCAAACAGTTGTCTAAAAACAGACTATCTAGAGGACCTTCTACTATCTTTATTGGTTGTAAAAAGTTTACTCTTTCTAATCCGTAGACTTTAGATTTACTCTCATCTAACTTAATAGTGATATATTTAGGTTGTTCTTGACCAAAAGCACGACCTTGAAATGCAAATAACTTGCCTGATTCATCATAGAAAGGTATAATCAATCTAGGATAATCTTTATTAGTATTTTTGAATGTACCTGGTTTAACTTTATTAACTAGTGTCATAAACTTATCACAAAAATATAATAAGTCTAATTTACTTTCAGGTATCTTTCTATCTAATACAAATTTCTTAGCAGGATGTTTATCATCTAGTTCTGAAATCTTTATACCTATATTTGGTGTTGCAATAACTTTGTCAAATTTAGGTTTAAAATCTACTTCTTGTTTTTTAGGTGATTTTTTAAATTTTTCTAAACAATATTCTGTATATAATTTTTGGTCTTTATCTTTTATAAAGTTTGCCATGTTTGTACCATGGCCACAATTATGACATTTATAGAACATGTCATTTTTTACTGGATACAAATACCCTCTTGCCTTGGTTTTATCTTTATGGGAATCGCCACAATAAGGACATCTGAAGTTAAACAGATTGTTTCCTCTTTGTTTAAATTGCTCTAACCTGGTAGATAGAATATTGATATATTTTAAATCTATATAATTTGACATAACACTTGTGTTAGTATACATGAGTATACATGATATGTCAAGTCTGGTTGAGTAGTTAGTTTAGAGCCAACCTGCTGAATTGATGATTTTTGGCATGTTTTTTGCCACTATGAATCCTATAGCAAGAGCACCACCTATAATCAACCATCTCCACTTTTCAAGTACAGATACTCTTCCGTCAAAGCAAGATTTTAAGGTTTTCATTTCTAGTAGTAGTCTTTTTTCAACCTGATTTATATCTCTTTGTAAGTCTCTATATACCATATCTAATTCTTCACCCCTTTCTCTGACTTTATCAAATAAGATTTCTTCAGTCTTTTCTGTTTGGGCAATTTTCTGTTCGTGAACAGCTAACATTTGTTTTATAGATGTTGATACATCTGTAAGTTTGTCTATGGCAGTATCAAGTCTAGAGTGAATTAGTTCTCCATTCTTAATATCTTTTTTTATGCCCTCAACCTCTATGGCAAGATTTTGTAAAGTATCTCGAGCCAAATCAGTTTGAAAGTGGGTTGCCTGATTTTAGTTGTATCTCTTTAATCTGTAATT